ATGAAGTTCTTTATGTTCAATGCCTGCTCATAGTAACAGTCCTTTTCGACTTTGACACGCGATTTGCGGTCGCTCTCGACCTTCATGTTCTTAGGATTCAGCCACGAATAGGCCGACACCTCCACTTCCGCTCTCGACGCTGTCCGCGTAACCGTATTGAATTTATAGAGGGTATGACCGGGTACCCGAACCAGTTGCCCGATCAGTTTGTATTCGTTCTGCTTTCGTTCGACGGCCTCGATCTGCGCTTTGGCGATCTTATCGTTCGTCACGCCGTCATATGGGGTCAAGATGTCCATCGTTCTATTCGTTTTCGTAGATCGGCCGCCAGCCCAAAACATGCAGATTCTCGAACGTTCTGTCGAGGTCTACGCTCCAGCCAGTCGGGAATTCGTTGACCGCATACCATGCACCCGTTACGAGCGTTGCGCCATTGGGTAACACAACCTTTGCAATGACACGCATCTCATCCGTCGGCGGCTTGTTGGGATCATTCCAGCGGGTCAATCCTTCCCGTTCGGATTGTGCACCGGCGATGAAATCCAATTCAGTTGCTTTCTTGTGGCCGACAAAGTCTCTGACCCCACCGCGCCATACTTTTCGCGCGTATGATTTTGCCCGTTCTTTAATCGTTTTCATATCTCGTTCAGTTTATAGTGCCCCTTATCATTGCGCAGCAACAACCCCTTTTTCACCAGCCGCAAACAGATAGGCGAAGCCCAACTGCTGTGGTGTGTCTCACTAAACCCAAAGGCTTGGGAATGTGTCTTGTCGATTACCGACGGCGACACATAGTCTTTACCTTTCAGGTAGGATATTATCCATGCCTCAGCTTTCGTTAGTTTCATCTTCCCGAAGTTTTTCAATGAATAATCGCAAGTCCTCACATAGCGCAGGATTACACCTCCTGCCAGCCCCAGCGCAACCGTCCTTGTATTCGCAGGAGGACTTGAATGCCTCTACCGCTTTTTGCCGCATCAGCTGCTCGGTATCCTGCTCGGCGAGTTCGGCCGCACGGGTCATTGCAGCCCGAAGTTGCCATTTGGCATGATCAGTCATCTCCATCGTGAGATGATCCATACACCCGTCGATAAATTCTTTTGCTTGTTTGCTTTTCATCATTCACCTCCTTTCAGCAATTCAGGGTCGTCGTGGATATTTCCAATCTTTTTAAAGACATAACACCAAATTTCTTCCGGCTTATTACGCGCATCGACAAAACAAAATCCACGTCCCCTATAAGCAATCACGCTACATATCTTAGTTCCCATCATATTTTCCCATTCTACGATGTCCCCTTCGCAAATTTCTTCACCGTTCTTGTCTTTCAGTCCCGTGTACTGGCCGACGGTAGCGGGATCGACTTCCCATACGCAGGGGCACGATGCAATGAAATGCCTTACCTCGCCTTCGCAAAGGCCTTGATAGTAGAACCCTGTTACCCAGCCATCAGCAGGGCCAGTTTGTGTATTGTTGTCGAGGCGCTTGCCTCTGAATTTAATTTCTCTCATAGTCTCCAATTTTTTTGTAATTATTTCGAGATTTTGCCAGAATCTCGCTATTTCACCAGTTCGAACTCATAAGCCACGACCCACGGATTGCGC